GGCAATGTTGTAGAAGAACATGAAGGGCAGGCCCAGAACGTGATGCTGAGACGTTATTATGCAATCTATGACAAGGTGGCCAAGAGCTACAGCGGGCTCTTCGAGCAGCAGAACGACGCAGTTGCAAGCAGGCTCTTCGAAAGCCAGCAGAAGAACAAAGACAGCTTCATCAGCGTGAAGCCGGAGGACTTCCAACTGTGCTACATCTGCACCATGGAGGACGAAACCGGCGAAATCATGGACAACAGCAGAACGCTGGTATGTGAGGGCAAGCCCAATGAGTGAGTTCAGAAGCGCATACAGCGGCCACATGAGGCATACGAGTCTGACCGGGAACGGACATGAGCCCGAATACGAGTACAAAGTAACCAAAACCGGCAGGGAGCTGGTGAAAACCGGCGAAAACGACGTCTATGCACTCATCCAGAGCCGACTGGATGAAACCAAAATTGAAAACATCATCAAACGAGCGACCTACGACCCGACTGCACTGGGCAGTCAGGACTGGCAGAACAGCGCACAGATGGTGGACATCACCGACGTGCCGACGGACTACCACACATGGTATAACCGCATCGAGGACGCAAAGAAACAGTTTGAAGCACTGCCTATCGAAGTCAAAAACAAATGGGACAACGACGTAGAAAAGTACGTCATGGCCTACGGCACGACAGAGTGGGCCGACAAGATGGGTCTCCTGAAAGAAGAAAAGCCGGCTGAAAACACAGCAGAGAAAAAGGAGGCAGCAGAGTGAACCGCAACAGTGAATACAGCTTTACACAGAATCCGCAGGTAGGAGTAAGCCGAAGCAGATTCCAGCGCAACAGCGACAACAAAACCACCTTCAACACGGGCGACCTCATCCCGATTTATCTGGATGAGGTATTACCCGGAGACACGCACGAAATCGACATGGCCTGTGTTATGCGTATGGCAACGCCTATCTTTCCCGTGATGGATAATGCCTTCTGTGACTTCTACTTCTTCTTCGTGCCGAACAGACTTCTGTGGGAGCACTGGAAAGAGTTTATGGGCGAAAACAAAGAAACCGCATGGACGCCCAAAACAGAATACAGCATCCCGCAGGTCACAGCACCGGAAGAAGGCTGGGAAGAAGGAACTTTGGCAGACTATCTTGGTCTGCCTACCAAAGTAAAGGGCATCAGCGTGAGCGCTCTGCCGGGCCGGGCATACGGCCTCATCTACAATGAATGGTTCCGGAACCAAAACGTGACGCAACCGACACTTGTAGAGGTGACAGACGCAACCACAACCGGCAAAAACGACGGTAGCAAAACCAACGACAGCGCCATCACGCTGGCAAAGCCTCTCAAAGCGGCGAAGGTGTTTGACTACTACACCGGAGCACTGCCCGAACCTCAGAAAGGCGAACCGATTGCCATTCCGCTAAGCGGCAACGCACCCATTAAAGGTTATAAAGACTCTCATGTAAAAACCGAAAACGAAAATTCAATATATGCAATATTCAACGGGGCCATCGAGCCAAAAGGCACAATGGGCGTAATATCCGTCCCGGAAAACAGAACAATCATTGGCTCAAACGACAGAAGAATCTACTTAGGCGCAGACCTCTCAAACGTCAACGCAACGACCATCAATCAGCTCCGGCAGGCATTCCAGATCCAGAAGCTGCTGGAAAAAGACGCACGCGGCGGCACGAGATACCGCGAGGTACTGAGGGAACACTTTGGGGTTATCTCGCCTGACAGCCGGATGCAAATTCCGGAGTATCTGGGCGGCTACAGGCTGCCTATCAACGTGTCTCAGGTTATCCAGACCTCTTCGACCGACAACACAAGTCCGCTGGGCAACACGGCGGCGCTGAGTGTGACCACCATGAACAAACCTATGTTTACCAAGTCCTTCACAGAACACGGCTTTATCATGGGACTCGCAGTGGTACGAACCGACCAGACCTATCAGCAGGGCATCGAGCGCATGTGGAGCCGCACCGGACGATATGACTACTACTGGCCGGTACTGGCAAACATCGGCGAACAGGCCATTCTCAACAAAGAAATCTATGCACAGGGCAACGCAAAGGACAACGAGGCATTCGGCTATCAGGAAGCATGGGCCGACTATCGGTATAAGCCGAGCAAGGTTACCGGCCTGTTCCGAAGCAACGCACAACAGAGTCTCGATGCATGGCACTATGCACAGGACTACGACGCACTGCCTACTCTGAGCACCACTTGGATGGAACAGGGCGAAGCGGAGATGAAGAGGACTCTCGCGGTACAGTCTCAGCCGGACTTTATTGCAGACTTCTATTTCATGAACAAAACAACGCGGTGTATGCCGGTCTACAGTATTCCGGGACTCATCGACCATCACTAAGAAAGGAGGAAGCCGGGGCAAAACCCGGCTATTTTAGTATATGTCATTTTTAGCAGCATTAGGAGCAGGCGCAAAATTACTGGGTGGCGTGAGCACGCTCATAAACGCAGGAACAGGAATCTACAACGCGCTCAAAGGCACATCCGGCAGTGGAGTAACAAGCTCTAGCGGATACCAGACAAGCCAAGGCGCAAGCGGATCAACAATGACCGGAGAAAGCGGCGTAAATGTTGACCAAACAAAAGAACTTGCCAAATACTTTTTGGGGCAAAGTCAGCAAGCGCAAGGAATGCAGAGCCAACAAAACAATAAAAACTCACTCATGGCACTAGGCTTAAACACTCTGGGAGCTATCCAGCAGGGAGTTTATAATCGCATCCAGCAGGATGCAGCCATGTCCTACAACTCAGCAGAGGCGGCGGCAAACAGGGCATGGCAGGAAAGGATGAGTAATACAAGCTATCAGAGGGCTATGGCAGACATGAAAGCAGCGGGGCTTAATCCAATACTCGCCTATGCACAGGGCGGCGCAAGCACGCCCGCAGGCGCACACGCGTCGATTGGGCAAAGCTCCATAAACGCGCCAAGTGTAGGGACGCAATCAGCTAGTATGCCGACGATCTCCGGCACAATGGCAAATTACAGCAAAACAAAAGCTGAAAGCTGGTCATGGACAGACTCGCACGGAGAGCAGCACAGCAGCGGTTACAACAGCTATCAGACGGATTTTCCGGACTTAACCGGATGGCTCAACCAAAACAACAACAGCGGCAAAAGCACAGCAGCTGGAGGCGGCAAAAAAGATAAACAGGGCTTCGGCGGCAGCAAAGGAGGCAGTTTTAAGTGAGTTGTGAAAGACCACTTATCAGAGTATACAACCCAAACGACCATAACATAACAGGGTCAATCATGACCCTAGAAAAATACAGAGAAAGAGCACATAATCCAGCGGCAACATACGAAAGCCTAGCGTACAGAAAAGATGTCATGCTGCTACCATGCGGCAAGTGTCTGGGATGCAGACTCAGACAGCGACAAGACTGGGAAACCAGAATGTTGATGGAGTCAAAAACACTCACGCCAGCGTGGTTTTTTACTCTTACGTGGAATCAAGAATATGTGCCGGGAATGATAAGAGCAACAGGCGAACTTATACGTGGAGCAGTACACCAGTGGACAACGGGAGACGCGCCAGAAGTTGTGCAAATCCTATTACAAGAGGACATGGTACTTTTTAACAAAAGACTCCGAAAAAAGCAAGAAATGTCCGATAAATGGGGTACAGACCTCAGATATTTTTATTGCGGCGAATACGGAGAAACCACAGGAAGACCGCATCACCATGCAATCTATTATGGGTTAGAAATACCAGACCTCAAGAAAAAAAGAGGCAATAATCCATACTTTGAGAGCGAAACAATAGACAAAATCTGGGGAATGGGCAATGTAATAATTGCAGAGGCGTCACCAGAAACAATGGCGTATGTAGCGGGATATGTGACAAAGAAAGCCTACGGCAACGACACAAAACGATACAATGAGCTAGGGCTACCAGCGCCTTACTGCTGCATGTCACGAAATCCGGGTCTAGGATACGACTACTACCAAGAGCACAAAGAGCAAATGTACAAAGACGATGGGTTATATTTTAACGGCAAAAAAAGGCCCATTCCAAGGTACTTTGACAAAATGCAAGAAGCTGAAAATCCCAAAAGGCTATGGGAAGTCAAAGAAAAAAGGCAATCAAGCGCAATAAATGCACTTAAAGTCAAGATGTCAAACACAGACGTAACAATAGAGCAGCAAGGAAAAATTAAAGAAAAGAATCTCAGAGAACGCTTTAGTAAAGCAAGAGGAATTCTCTAAATGGTGTCAGTGGGCCTAATCCTATCAAGAAGAGGATTAGGCCCACTATTTATTTTCGCTTATTATATATAACTTGTTGTAGTAGTAGTAGTAGGGGCTGTGGAAAAGTTGAAAAGTATAAATTTGTAACGCAACAACGCA